TATGCTAGTTATTGAGCGTATCCCCAATCTATCTAAAGCGAGGTTACAAATGTGAATGTCGGAAGTGGGTTTTGCCATAATCTCCTCAAATACCCGCTCCGCAATTAAGCAGAGCGGGTACAATAGTTTTTAGACTTCTGGAACTTATCCTTGGATAAATTCACCGCGAAGTGATATGGTCCCAGCAGCCGACCCAATGGTCTGGCCGGTTAAGGTCAAAACATAAGCGTCGTCTTTATCGGCGACGGTTTTGCCGAGCAATTCCCATATTTTTTTACCTATGTTGGCAATGGCAAGGGCTGACAAACAGTTGATTTCAGAGCCAATTGCGTACCCTGTGCTAATGTCTGTGGCGTCCATGAGAATATTCTCATCGACCTCAATACCTGCTTCGGTATAGAAACCAAGATCCCAGTCCGTGGAACCGGTCAATGCGTCACAGTTAAGCTTGATTTCCTTGGGGACCATGTTCGATTTCAGGTTGGCGATCTTGTACGTCGAGCCGTCACTATCCGCTGCGGCTATCTCGAAAGTAGCCGCGAATGCAAATACTCTACCCGGCATTATCTTGGAAGGGTTGCCCAATTTACCCGCTTCTACTTCAGTGTTAATCCATTCGTTCACTACAGCCATATTGTTCTCCTGTGCTACTAGATTTACTCACTGATTAGTCAGTGGTTTGTACTTTTTGGACAAGAACGCCTTCGGTTCTTACGGCGCCAAGTTCGAATATTATCTGGACCTGAGTTGTTTCAACCAAGTCAGAGCGGTCTTCGATCTTGAGGCCCATTTCTTTGCTCATACCAACCGCCATTCCTCTGGTGGACATAGCGAAGCAATCTCTTGTTCCAGCTGTCACACTGAGCAACGGATGGTCAATGGCTCCGGCAAAAAGTATCAAGCCAATCCCAGCGGCTTGTGCTATCTTGCCTTTCTCGACGACATACTGTTTTGTGAAATCGCCATTGGTTAACTCATTTTCTTGCATGAGCGCAGTATGCTCGTCACCTGAAATACCCATAACTAAATCTTCAGGGAGTTCAGTTCCAACTTCTTTGTCGATGAAGTTCTGCCCAACCTCAAGTAATTTTTCATACGTGAGACCAGCAGTTGCATCAACAGTGGATCCACCGTCGGTGGCGAATGCGACTACAGTATCCATGTCTCTCCCGGTGTAAACAGGAACAAACATAGACTCGATAACGACTCTGTCAAATACTCTTTCCATGGCTCTGACACAAACTTGAGCGTATTGGCTTGAAGGACTGATAAGGGCGCCCCTAACATCAGAAGCGTCAATCGGAAGTGTTAAAGTAAATCTGCGTCTGCTTATTTTACGTCTGGTGTGGTTAGCGTCTGAGAATATAACCGCTTCATGTCTTCCAAACTGTTCTGAGGCCTCCACAGAGCCTAAACCGTCATACGCGAATTTATCTCCCGTGATGGGTATAATCTCGACGTGTGAGCGCAACCTTGCTTTTGTTTGCTGGGCTGCGTTGTGTACGTTGCTTGAAAACTGCGTTACTAACGCTTGATCAATTGTTTCTCCGGCCATAATATTTCTCCTGTGCAATGAAATTAAACTTCTAACTACAACACTATAAAGTGCTTTAAAGTGCTTTAAAGTGCTTTAATTTCAGAGACAGTATCCTATCATGTTGACCGGGTGTCCCTTCCTGTTATCGCGCGGACGCGAGTGATTTAATCACTAACAGTGGGGTTTAATAATTAAACGTATCCACAACTCTCCTTATTGTGCGGGGCCGAAGCCCCACACTGTTTTTACGCTACGTCAAAAGTTTAACATAGATTTTCAATCCTGTCAAGCCTTTTTTGCTGCGGTCTGCAATGCTCCTATTCTTTTATAGAGCGCATTGACTTCCGCAACTCTTGCGTCATGCTGGGGATGGAATCCATCAGTGTACTCTTTAGTCAGCATTAATTCTTGACCTTTGGATATTAATTCCGGGACGGTACTTCCACCAGTCGGTGTTCCGTCTCCGCCTAGCTTCTTCCCTTCCACCCCATATTTATCGTGGACCGAATTAAGGATCCCCGTCAAGACTACAAGACTTGAATTGTCCAATTTGGCTATGAACGGTTTCACATTCTCTGGCGCCAATTCGGTTAGCATTGTTTTAGCAGTTGCCATCTTAGCTTCTGCTTCTTCGCCAAAAGTATTTTTTGTCAACTCTTCAAAAGCCTTATCTTGCTCCACCCCTTTGGCGTTAAACACCTCAGCTTGTTTTTTCATGAGAGTGTTGAACTCATCATGCACTGTGGAGGCTTGCTCTTTTGTCAAACCCGCTTTGTGGAATATGTCTTTTACTCCCTTCACCACTTCCTCATTCGCCGTTTCGCCCTCGGGGACATTGAGCTCGTATAAGTCCGCAGTTTCGGGTCGAACTTTAGTGTAATATTCTTGCCATTCCTCTGGTGTGGAAGTGGCGTCCGGCATGGCTTTCCTGCCAATAAGTTTCTGCGCTCCGTCGAGCTTCTTAAATAACTCCTCATAAGATTTATCATTCACTTCCATGCCCGATATGTCTTTGAGGTATGGGCGGTCTTTAAACTCTTCGGGTATTAAAGCGCCAAAAAGTTTTGTGTCCACGGGCGGCGTAACTGGCGCGGGAGCTGGTGTTGGTGTAGGTGTAGGTGTAGGCTCCGGTGTAGGTGTAGGCTCTGGTGTAGGTGTAGGCTCTGGTGTTGGTAAGTTTGCCGGGTTAGGTATCTGTGTCATGTTTATTTACTCTCCTCTAGGTATTCGATTTTTTTTAATAACTCTGGTGATGCAAATGCTCGCAATTCTAAATACAACTCACGCCGGGCTTCGTTAAAAACCATATTGCCTGTGGCTACGTTCCCGTTTCCGTCAATGGATACTGTAGGCTTGATAAACCCGCATCTGTCAGCGAGATATATAAAAACAGCTTTACCTGCTTCGGTGCTCAAGACTGCATTGACCTGAGCTTTAAACGTGGCAACTCTTTTTTCGATCTTTGCTTTACGTATCTTTTCTGCTTCTGGGTCTCTGCCCATGTGTTTTTTTCTGTCCTCCAGACTCATACTATTCCTCCTTCCTCTTTTTTATTGTTGTCTCTTCATGGCGTCGGCTTGCGCCACCTCACTATTGATGCCAGACAATTGCTGCGCCGCTTCTAATTCTTTTTCTTTGGCCATCTGTTCTGCGACTTCTGCCCTTAACTTCTCAACATCCTCAATAACTCTGAGCACTCCACTGACCCCGTTATGCTTTACTAGCGAGCGAGTAAGCTCGTCTAGGTCGACATTGTCAACAACCGAGGGCATCGCAGCGCCCGCAGTTACCAAGAAATCTGCTACATTCAAAATCCCTTGGAGTTTATCTCCTTCCATAAATCTTTTAGCTGGGGAGATATACCTTATACTATATACTTCCTTATCAGTGTCCGCCAATCCTTCGGGCAGCTTGCCAAACATTCCCTTCCGAAGAAGTATGTTAAAACACCTTTCCACCAGGGGAGTGAACAACTCTACAATCTGTCTGGAGAAAACACTGGTGAGCGATTCCCCCTGCATTTTCCTACGCACACTTGTTTCGTACGCGGTCATTTGCACTTCATTGTTTATGTTTAAAAGCCGGTCAATAAAAAATGCTTGAGTTATCGCGGCTTTAAATTCTTCTATGAGTTCCTTTGGACTATTTAATTCTCCGACGGTGAATAGCGGGAACACCGCTTTCTCTGCTCCAGCTCTGCCTGACATATTAAAAACATTCAATGCTCCGGCAGAGGTGTCGATTGTGCCGCCACCTAATCTGCCGTCGTCCATAATACCAAGGGGTGGATCTAATTGTTTCTCCGTAGCCACCATTAAGGATTCTTTTAAAACATTCAAAGATAACTGGTCGGGCAATGCCATCATGCCTGGGGACCTTCCGTATGATTCTTCTGTGGTTTTGAAAAATCTTACGACGAATACAGGGAATTCTCCGTAGCCTTCTTCTTTCATGAGGTGCTTGTTGGTGAGGTCAATATGTAAGGACCTACACGCCATTCCCATAGCGCCCTCTTTGCCCTTTCTTTCACGATCACTTCTCTTGTCAAGAACAATCAATACTTTTATTTTTTTGTCCACTCCCCCGCTATTGAACAACGCTTTTACTTCGGGTGAAACTTCATCCTCCTCATAGCTGTCCATTATCTGTCGAGTGGTGTACGTCCTCTCATAGTAAACTCCATCTACAAGCCCCTCGGAATTTTCTGTTATGCACATGTTCTTCACGCCCCAAGAGGAGAAGGTTATGGGCACCCCATCCTTGTTGTCGGCGAATGCGGAAACTCCACTTGTTCCAAAAATTCCTTGGTCCAAGAAATGCTCTTGAAGCGCTAAACCCAAACCAGCTTTAGGATTGTCTAAGGCAGAATACATGACCTCGTTTACGTTCTTAAAATATTTTTCTACTCCAGGTGTGTCGGCAAACTCGGGAGTGGGCTCAATCACAAATGACCTAGCGCTGTCCGGCCACAACATGGACAGGAACGCGGAGGCCATAAGCTGGGCAGTGAACTGCCCGGTGTTGTCAAATATCTCAGATTGTAAAAATTCACCAGCGACAAAATCGGTGGTGAAGTTTTGTTTACGTGTTAAAAATGATTCAGCTAAACTCTGATAGTGGGGGTTCCAAAAATCTTTCTCAGTCTTTAAGGTGTTGTACCTTTGCTCACACTGCTTAATAAGTTCGCTAGACATTCAACTCTCCCACAATAAAAAATTTGGGTCCATGACGTACCCCGAGGAAGGAGGACAGAGGTCATGGGGGCAAACACGGGGTGCTTACCTTTTACCACTTAATTCCCAAAAAGCGTTCCTCTTGTAATCGGAGCAGACTCACCCCCACCAAACATCGTCCTAAAGCCAAACCCCGCTCTACTGCCGGAAGTCTCTGCTTTTTTAGTTGCTAAATTGCGCGCAGTTTCTTCTCTGGCCAATTCTTCTTTCCGTCTCTTGGCTTCCTTTTTGGCAGCGTCATCTTCCTTGTTCCCAAACATCATTCCTATCCCTTTACCAAGTAAAGAACTCGAGCTCATGGCTATCTCCTTTTACTCCTAAATTTGTTCAAAGACGTTAATGGCCCATGTCCGCCTCCCTTAGAACCTGTGGCTTTCACGAACGTGTTTCTATTTCCCCCGTCCATGTTTCTGACAGGAAATGCAAAAGTTAATGCCAAAGCGTCATACACATCTGGAGATCTTCCTAACAACTTTTTAATCTCCCGTTTAGTAATAATATATTTTAAACCATTAGAAGTCTCTATGTCAAGGGGCATACAAGAAAGGTCAGCATGTATCTCATCATCATCAGGAATATTTACGTCCCCACCATTTATCCAAGAGGCCACTGCTATTATTATTTCTGACCGCTTATTCAAATAGACA